AACTGTCTCTCTGCTGGATGGTATTGTGCGAGATCAAATATAACAGGTGAGCATCCCTCATCCAACTTTAAAAATCCTACAGCAGAGAAGTCTGCTGGAAAATGACAATGAGGTAGAGTATAATCTCCGTGAGAATAATCAGCACCCCATACATCTCTTGTATAATATTCTATATCATTGGTACCATCATTGAGTCCACCAAAAACTCTACCACCTGTACCATATACTAAATTAGATATCATCTTACAGCACAAACAAGTGAACTCTACAGTCTTAGGCATCTGTAGATTCCACTCGGTCTGTCTTGCTTTTACATTTGTTATCTCAGGTCCCCTAATATCTAATGCCATCCATTGATCGATGGCTTCATTGGCTTCTTTTATACACTCATCAGGAAGAATGAATTCATAGATGGGTTCACCACCACCTTGCATATAGGTTGTCATTTTTTAATCCACCTAGGTAGATAAAAGATTAACCAAGCAAGAGTCCAGAAGGTTAGTAGTACCATTATGTGTAGTATCCTACTAGAGTTTACTATCAACCCTAAGGTCACAAGTCCCATCCAAAGATAGTCTAGGGTACCGTGAAATCTATACCATACATTCGCACCAAATCTATCAATGAATCCTTGCCTACGTCTTGCGAACCACGGTGACACGTGCCTCATCATAACGAAGCCTTCATTGAAAAACATAACGAAGAATCCAATCCAAAAAATCATCGTCCTGGTATGTACCTCTGTGCTTTGGTGGCTGCATCTTGTACTAATGGTATCACATCGCTCTCCACTCTCTCAATTATTTCATCAACAACACTTACATCTATGTCCATAAATGGTGGAATGATACCAAGGATACGAAGAAGACCGTCAACAAATAATGCTAGGCATATAAATCCAAGGATCATACTAATAATAGTAGCCTTAAAATTATGCTCTGCCATTGACTTCTCATCAATTGCACGTGCCTCATCAACAGCAGCAGCGATTAATTTATCCACCTCCTCTTTTGTATAGGAGATGTTTTTTATCATCTCTTCGGTCATTGGTCTAGGTTACCGATCACCTTCAGCTCGGTTCTCGGATTTAGTAACGGTAAATTCACCTTCTGGATACCTTGCTGCTAACTTAACAGTATTGCGGAAGAATACTTCCTCTAACCTTAAGTTTAAAGCGAGACAAGCTTGAGCACTGTACCATAATATATCACCCAGTTCTGTCATCAAATGATCTCGGACATCTGCATTATATTCTTTGCCCTGAAACTTAATCTTTTTAACAAGTTCCATAAACTCACCTGCTTCAGCAACTAACCCTGAGGCAGCGGTATCTAGTCTTTCAATTTTACATCCTGCTTTATGTAGCTCCTCGTACCTTTTTAATAGTGAATCGTAATCCTTAGAGGGATCACTTGTTACGAGGTCAACAAAATCGATATACTTATCAAGATCGATTTCTAACTTCTCTTTATGGGTTGCTTTCTCAACAACTTTCTTAGCTGAGGGGGTACCAAAGCCAGGAAAATCATTGGGCATTCCTTCTACATCGATAGTCATACTTTAAAATCGTTAAATTTACTTTTCCCAAAGACATTGACTATGTTATCATCGGACTCATCATCCTTCTGACCAGAATCAATAATCTTGGCTTGATCCTTACAATCATACAACCTCATCTTGTTTCTGTCAATGCCAACTACAAATCTCTTATTCATTGTAGGGTCATTATATCTATTCTTCAACTGCTTAACCATTAGCTTTCCTTCTCCTTCCAATTCCTCGCTAGAAATGAGAGCGAACATAAGGTCAGCAGTAGCAGGAAGTCCGAAAGATTCAGATGTGTCGGTAAGGTCAGGATCGCTAGACCCAAAACCAGCACGAGTAGTTTGAGTAGCACTGACAATCGGTACGTTATGTTCCACAGCAAGTCCACGAAGCTCCTCCGCAATCGCTTTAACATACGTATAAGAATTGACAATCGCACCTTTGAACCTCGTACTAGAACAGATGTTAAGATAATCTACAAATATTATATCAGGTACAAAGGACTTTTTAATTGATAGCTCTTGCAACAGTGCTTTGAAATGTCCACAATGTGCTGAGGCAGTAGGGTACTCTTTAACAATCAAACGACCCTGTGTCTTCTTAGATATCCGTGTGATCTTCTGATCAAACATAATCTTAGGAAGAGTCTCTAACTGTTGTACGTTAACGTTGAGAAGGTTAGCATCAATACGTTCTGCTATCTTTTCTTCTGCCATCTCAAGGGTAATGTACAATACATTCTTACCTTGCATCAAATGAGACGCAGCAGTATGACATAGGAACAGTGACTTACCTACACCAGTACCAGCTAGGGCAATGTTTAATGTCTTATTACCTAGACCACCCTTAGTGATCTTATTAAACATCTCAAGATCAAATGGTATCTTCTCCTCTACACGATGATAGAATTCAAATCTCTCATCAGAATCATATAGGTAATCGTGACCTACTGAGTTATCAAAACTAACAGACAATGCATCTGTAAGGATAGATGGTATAGCATCACGTCCCATTGTCTCAGAGTTACCGTCAGCAATCTGAATAGATTCTAATAGTGCATTGTATACTGCACGATCTCTACACCACTTCTCTGTAGTATCACATAACCATTTTAATTCGTGTGGTTCATCCTGACTATGACCTAACCAATCTACTATAGTAGTATATGTGTCACCAGTTAAATCACTACGTGTTTCTAACTCAATACTCAATGCTTCCTTAGTAGGAATAGCATCGTACTTAGTGAAGTACTTATTAATCTCATCGAATACAATCTTATTATTAAGTTCCTCAAAATACTCATCTTTCAAATGAGGTAAGACCCTACGAACATACCCTTCATTATACAGAAGGGAATTAACGATCATAGATTCAACATTACTAGACATAGTGTGTGTACGTAGTGGCTATGTACTTGCTGTCAGATACAGCAGGGTTAGCCTTATGAGGGTAAGTCCACAATGGTGGGAAGATTAATAGTGTACCAGCTTTAGGTTTAATCTGCAATCCATTGCGAAATTCTGTTTCACCACCCTCTTCTACGTCATTAAGGTACCATTGAATAGCTAAGAATCTCTTAGCACTTTGATGATCTCCCACGTCAACGTGCATTTCAAACCTATCATCGGTACCCTTACAATACTTTTTAACTCTAAGTTGTTCCATCTGGGAACGAGCAGGGAAGAAGTCACGACAATCTACATCATCCATATACTGCTGTACGTGGTAATGACAAGATTCTATAAGACACTGCTGTATAATACTATAGTCAGCGTGTACCTTAGAGTGACCTTCATCACTATTCTCATCGAGAAATTGTGTTAGATTCCACTGTTTAAATTTGGGACGACCATCATCATCTATCTCTTCGTGTATCTGTTCTTCAAATAAACGAATAGTATTCTTACATACATCTTCCCTTAGGGCATCTTCATATACCCTAATAAAATGTTGCTCAGCTTCCATATGAGAACTCCTTTTGTGCACACTCATCTAACGCTTGAAGAACCTCCTTGGTGAAATACTTCTCAGGATGATCATAAACATTTTTCGGATAAACTTTTGCCTCTCCAATCTCATATCTGTTTCCAGCTTTTTTAAATACTTCGTATTTTTCTCCAAGTGAGAGTAGTCCGTAATAGGGGTCCAGTCCTCGTTCATCGTAGAACAATCTCGTCTCTACTTCCGCGTGCTCTTTAGTAAGTCTTGACTTTGCTGTCTTAGCTTTAATAAGGTTTCCAACAACTTCTTTCTCACTCTTTTCCTTTTTGCGGCTGAGATATATGATCGTAGACGCGGCATATTTGAGACCAGAACCGCCTCCCATTTCTTTAGTAGGGATGTAACTGCCGACAACATCGTAGGTATGATTGGTAACAATAAGGGGGACATTTGCTTTACCCAATTTAAGGGTTAAGACTCTGAAGATTGACTTCACAACTTGAGCTCGTGTCATATCACGTGTCTCTTTACCTGCTTCCGAGTCTTCTACTTCCTTGGTGGTACTTAGCATACCAAGAGAGTCAAGAACAAACATCAATGGTTGTCGATCTGCTTCATCCTGCTGCAAGTATTTATCCAATATCTTTATTGATTGGGTACGAAACTCCTGTACGGTAGTGATAGGTACTATCATCATACGTTGAGAGTCTATACCACGTGACTCAATCATCTTCTTACTTATAGCACTCTCAGACTCAAAGTAAATAACGCCAGCATCAGGATTAGATTGGAGAAAGTGATGTACGACACTAAGACAGAAAAAAGTTTTACCTGTGCTCGACTCACCTGCGATAGCTGTGATCTTATTAGCAGGGATTCCTCCGAAGATGCTTCCTGAGACAAGTCCGTTAAAGATGTACGAACCTGTATCGATAAACGAACCAGTGTCACCAGCAGCGACACCATCACTAACAACAGAAGCGTACTCATTACCAATGTCCTTTACTACATCATTTAAAAAATTGCTCATACAAAAAAGTCCTCAAGGGTTGCTATCTTCTCTGCCTTCCAGTTAATCGTATCAAGAATAACCTGCAAGGGATCAAGGAAACTCTTCTGGAATTGTAAGTCATAATCTATAGACTTGTCAAGTCCAAATTCCTTTGGTAACGTCTGGAAGAATGACACTACATTCTCCTGAATCATATTGGGTGTACGTAAGTAAAGGAACTTAACCTTCTCACCCTCTTGGATTAAAGGATACTTATGTGTTATCTTATTCTTCTTAGCGTGGAAATTATATAGTAGAGCACCACGTACGTGAATAGGAGTACCTTTAGTATAGATTGCATTTGGAGAGGTAAACTTAGCAAGGTTGTTACATCCTCTAGGGAATGCTATGTCCTCAGGAGGAAGGGATTCAAATTTATTTCTGAACCCAGAGATATATTGTTGTACATCATCCTCGGTACCGTTCATAATAACATTCAATGCTTCCTTAATAGCTACACGACAGGAAGCAGGGGTGGAGGACTTGACTGCCTCAATACCCATCATCTTTAACTTAGGTTCATTGTACTGTACACCCTCACTGTTCCATACATTAAGAATGTATCTCTTCTTCGCTGTCCAGATACCTTTGTTTGCTATATTCTCACGCTTCATAATCATCTTCTGATCATAAGCATTTACATAGGTTGCCAGTTCTTCGTAAGAATTTTGTATATACTTTTCAAGTTCCACGTCACACACCTTCGTAAGGAACCTAACAATGCTTTGATCGCTTTTCTCTCTGCCCTCGAATACAGTTTCAACCAGAGGACCCAAGTTAAGATAAATGGAATCGGTATCAGAAGCAATAACATAATCAGTGTCCTCAGTTTTAAGTACTTTGTTTAAATAGGTATTCATTTTACCCTCAATCCACCGTATCGATACCTGCCCACTAAGAGTAATTGCCTCAGCGTTAGATAAGTTATAGTATCTAAAGTACTGATTTCCAATGGCACCATAAGCCGAGTTGAGTTGTATTTTTCTAGCCATTTGGATGTTATTGAATGCACTAATATCTCTTTGTAACGAGGGGTTTGGCTCCACTTCATACATCCTTTTGGCAGCGAGCATTTTTTTCTTATATATCGTACGGTCATCATAAATCCTCTGCATCATCTCTGGGAGGAACCCGTGAATGTCTTTGCGATATTGGGCTCCATTGGCACACACGGCATAATCTCCACTGATCCTGACTTGTTGACTAAGCAGTCCTTCAACACTGGCATCGGGGTGCCTCCTTTCGGCAAGCGTTTCTGGAGAAATATTGTATTGCATAATAAGATGAGGGTAGAGACTGTTGAGGTCAAAGCTAGCAACCCAATTATATAAACCAGGCTTTGGTTCCTTGACATACGCTCCAGCGTACTTATCATCCTTTTTTGCTTCTTGTTTTGGCG